GCATCAATGTCAGGCGGCTTTTCATCACCCTTGAAAAAGCAATCTCCACAGCCGCTAAATACTCATTGTTCGAATTCAATGATGAGTTTACTCGCTCACAGTTCAGGAACCTTACCATTCCATATCTCCGTAATGTTCAGGCACAAAGAGGTATCACCGACTTCAGAGTGATTTGTGATGAAACCAATAACACTGGAGAAGTCATCGACCGCAATCAGTTCGTGGCAGACATTTACATTAAGCCAGCGCGGTCTATCAACTTCATTCAGTTGAACTTCATTGCAACAAGAACAGATAGCACCTTTACTGAGATCATCTAACAGGAGAGAAAATGGCTAGTCCAATCCCAACACAACTAAGCCCAGGCGTTAAAGTTTCGGAGATCGATCTTTCTCAGTTCATTCAGCCAGAGTCTCTCAACAGTGCTGGTATGGTGGGAACATTCAATTGGGGTCCATGTTTGATTGCAAATCGAGTCACATCGGAAAGCAATCTTGCTGCCCTTTATGGAAAGCCAACCCTTGATCCTTCTGATGTTGACAGTGAGGCAGATTTCTTTGCGGGTGCAAATTTCCTTCGTTATTCAAATAATCTAAAGGCCATTAGAATCCTTCAGAGTGGGGATAAGAACTCTACCTCTAAGGAAGCGGGAATAACAAGTATTGCAAACTGTACTCATGGTAGCATCAAGAATGAGGCAGAGTTTGCACTATTGGGAGGATTTTCTGGACAAGATGGCATCGAATCCATTGCACACTTCCGCGGTAGATATCCAGGAAACTTTGGAGACTCACTTAAGGTCATTGTTTGGGATGGTGCTACAAGTGAAAATGGTATAATAAACACAACAACCACGGCATACACAGATTATACATTGTTTGGCGGATACGCACTAGCAACAATGGCTGGTATAAGCACGGGTACTATCGGATATACATTTGAGGTAAAAAGAAATCCTTTTACTATTGGGCTTGATATGCCTGATGTTGATGGTCTTGTTTCTTTGGGATTTACAAGTGGATCGCATCAATACACTCTTGTCACGGTTGTCCCGCCAACGAGTCAAACTACAGCACAGTTTATAGATTCTCTATCAAACGCAGAAGGAATCAAGTTCTTCTATGCAACAGGAACAACTTCAAGCAATCTTTCTTTGACTAGTTCTGGTAGCATTCCCGATGGAAATAATGGAAATTATTATGTTCTTGAGGATGCAACAGCAACCATAGGCAAAGCGTTCAATCCATTCAATACATTCAACCCATCAACGAATCCTTCGAAAAATATATTCGCAAAAGTAAATTCTGTAAATAGTGCGGCTGTTGATCTGTTATTCTTGAATGCAGATTCAACAAATATGAACTCTGGATTTGCAAATCCATCAGCAACCGCAAAAGCACCAAATCCAGCCGCGTTCAAGAACTTCCAAACATCTGGTATTCCATCAAACTTTGGTTCTTTGATCTATACAGGAACAGATAGCACAAATCTATTTGTTACCTACAGATCCACATGGTCAACTATAGCCTCCAAGATATTCAACACAGTATCGGGGACTCCATCTACTTCTATAAAGGGTTGGAATCTTCTTGTTGGGTTGACTGGTGGAATCACATTTGTTCAGACAGTCAGTGGAACTCAACAAGCAATAGGTCTTACCTTTGATACAGTTGGTGGTCTTACTGGTATCCAAAGAGACTTTGCATTCGGTATGAAGCAGTTTGGAAAGACATCAGTTGTAAACTCACAGACAACATCAACTGTTGCAGATTTTACATCATCAACCGCGATCTTTGATAAGATACCAAATACATCAGAATTCGCTCTTAGTGTTGGTGGTTCAAATGATGAAGTAAGTTTTGCAGTTATTGATACGGGTGGAAAGTTTGGTCCAAAGAATGGACTTCTTGAAAGATTCCAACTTCTATCAAAGGCAAAGGATGCAAAGAATCTTGATGGTGAGTCAATCTACTATAAAGACTACATCAATAATAACTCTAAATTTGTTTACTGTACCAAGCCGTTTGGTTTGAGTGGTGGTGGCAATGCATCATCGGATGCAACCACCGCATTCGGTGAAATCTTCTATTCTTATGTTGATGTACCTGGTGGCACAACCTACACAAGGAAGGGATTCTATGAATCCCAACTTTATTTTGGTGAATCAAGCGCATCAACTCCAACAATCGCTGAGTATAGCAATGCATATTCAATCTTTGCTGATGATGATTCGGCAGTTGATATTATCTTTGTACCAGAATCATCAGTTGCAACTGATACATCAAGCGCAGCAACAACAGTAGAATCTATCGTCTATGATACGGTGATTGAACCACGCAAGGATACCATCCTTGTCATTCCAACACCAAAGCCAGCAAGCACAACTCAACATTCTGCACAAGCAACAGCAAATGCCATTGGATTCAGGAAGACCAATCTAACAGTTCCTTCCAACTCGTACACAATGCTTGTTGCTGGTAGAAAGATCTACTTTGATACATTCAATAATCAGTTGCGTAGAATGTCTCTATCATCAGATCTTGCTGGAATACTCTCCGCACAAGAGATTCCTTGGGAATCGCCAGCGGGATTTGCAAGAGGAATCATCCGCAATGCCATCAAGTTGGAGACAAACTTCTCCAAGCCTGATCGCGACGAACTTTATAAGAACGGAATTAACTTCTTCGTTCAGTTCAATGATGGATCTGGTACAGCATTGTTCGGTGACAAGACTCTTCTAACCAAACCAAGTGCCTTTGATCGCATCAATGTCCGCAGAGTGTTCATCTCTCTTGAGAAGGCCATTTCTAAGGCGGCTAAGTTCTCATTGTTCGAATTCAATGACGAGTTCACCCGTTCTCAGTTCCGCAATCTAGTAATCCCATTCCTCTCAAGTGTACAATCACAAAGGGGTATTGCAGATTTCAAGGTTGTTTGCGACAACACAAACAATACTGCTGAAGTGATTGATAAGAATCAGTTCGTTGCAGACATCTATATCAAGCCATTGAAGTCCATCAACTTCATTCAGTTGAACTTCATTGCAGTGAGAAGCGACTTTAACCTCACCACCATCGAATAAATAAGCCTATAGGGAGCATCAAGAATGAACATCAAGAACTTTGCCAATGCAATGCAGGGAGCGGGAGTCAAGCCTTCTCTCTTCGAAGTTCAGGGTAGAATCGGTGGAACGGAAAGCCCACTCACTCCGTTCCTTGTCAAGTCCGCATCATTGCCAGGTACTGCGTTAGGAACCATCGAAATTCCATTCCGTGGAAGAAGAATCAAGGTACCTGGCGACCGCGTCTTCGGTGATTGGACAATCACACTCATCAATGATAATAAGTTCCAACTTCGTAATCTTTTTGAACTTTGGGTCAACAGCATTCAGTCGATGCAGACAAATGTTGCTACCAACGAGTTCATCAACTTCGCTGGTCCAGTCTTCACAGATTGGACTGTAAATCAGTTGGATCGTGCAGGAAAGCCAATCAAGGCATATACTTTGGTTGGATGCTTCCCAACTGACATCTCTCCAATCGATCTTTCATATGAAGCAACAGATCAGATTGAAGAGTTCAGCGTCACTCTTGCATACTCTTACTTCACATCTAATGTCGGAACGCCAGACGCACAACCGCTACCTGGCTTGAACAACTTCACCCCAGGTGGTTAATCTTTAGTATTTGGAGATCGTGAATGGCTTTTGAACTTTTTGGATGGAGCCTGGGTAGATCAGGCGATAGGACAGCCCCGAAACTTGAGCAGGAAGAGATTAAGGCAAATGCATCATTTGCCCCTCCTGATCTTGAGGACGGGGCTATGCCTATTTCGTCTGGTGTATACTTTAGTTCCTACATGGATTTCGATGGGGGAATCAAGTCAACAGCCGACATGATTCGCAAGTACAGGGAAATGGCCCTGTATCCTGAAGTTGAAATGGCAATCGATGACATCTGCAACGAAGCAATCGTCTACGATGACACAAAGAGGCCAGTCGAGATCGTTGTTGATGACAGGAAACTTTCTCCAAAGATTAAGGCAAAGATCCAAGAAGAGTTTGATGAGATCCTTCGTCTGCTGAAGTTTCAAGATAAAGGATACGAAATCTTTCGAAAGTGGTACATTGACGGAAGACTCTATTATCACAAGATCATAGACAAGGAAAACCCAAAGAAGGGTCTTGTCGAACTTCGTCCAATCGAATCAACCCACATCAGGAAGGTTCGAAATGTTCAGAAGAAGAAGGACAAGGCAACCAATGCTGATCTTGTCACAAAGGTTGACGAGTTCTTTGTCTACAGCGAGCGCGAGGAAACATCCACAACCACTGCGGCATTCACTCCCGCCACACCAACCAAGGGTGTGAAGATTGCCACAGATTCGATCTGTTACACACACAGCGGTTTGTTTGATTCAGGTAAGAAGCGCGTCCTATCCTATGTTCACAAGGCACTCAAGCCACTCAATCAGTTGAAGATGGTCGAGGATGCCGTTGTGATCTATCGGTTGTCTCGCGCTCCAGAGCGAAGAGTTTTCTACATCGATGTCGGCAATCTTCCAAAGAACAAGGCCGAGCAGTATCTCAAGGACATCATGAACCGCTATCGCAATAAGTTGGTTTATGATGCATCGACTGGAGAACTCAAGGACGAGCGTAGGCACATGACAATGCTTGAGGACTTTTGGATGCCTCGCCGCGAAGGTGGCAAGGGAACCGAAGTCTCAACGCTACCAGGTGGACAGAATCTTGGACAGATGGACGATGTCCTGTACTTTCAGAAGAAACTATACAAGTCATTGAATGTTCCCACATCAAGACTTGAGACTGATCAGAACGGCTTCAATATGGGCCGTCAGGCAGAAATCACCCGCGACGAACTCAAGTTCTTCAGATTCATCGAAAGACTTCGCAAGAAGTTCGGTGAACTATTCATGGACATCATGAAGACTCAGTTGCTTCTCAAAGGAGTCATCACGAAGGAAGATTGGGAATACATTCAGCCCATGATTCGCTTCGACTTCCGCAAGGATTCATACTTCACGGAAGCAAAGGAGAACGAGATCCTAACAAACAGACTGAATCTCGTCAATAGTGCAGATCCATATCTCGGCAAGTACTTCTCTAAGGCTTATGTTCAGAAGCATATTCTGCGTCTTTCTGAGGAAGAAATCGCGGATATCACGCAGGAAGTCGAGCAAGAGAAGCAAGAGAATCCCGATACTGCCATTCCAACGCAGATAGCGACCCAAGTCACCACTCAGCAGATGACTGGTGATATACAGATGCAGCAGCAGTTGCAACAGCAACAGGCTCAAATGCAGATGCAAGCACAAATGCCACAGCCCCAAGAACAACCAAACTCCAAGAAATAATAGATAATCAAATCAGGAGATAATAAAATGTCCGATTCAAGAGAACTCATCAGGGCAATCATGGACGAAGATTTCGTCTCTGCCAAAGAAATCACAAATGGCCTTCTTTTCTCCACCGTTGCCGATCACATTGATGATGTAAAGGCTGAAGTTGGAATGAACCTTTTCGATGAACTTGAGGAAGGTAAGGATTATGATAAGGACGGCACGATTGAATCTCCAAAGGATGAAGTCCTTGGTTCACGCATCAATGCCGCAGTCAAGTCTGGTAAACTCTCACCACAACAGGCAGCAAAGACCAAGAACAAGGGCATGTACCGCTAAGGATTTTCTATGCTACTAATCACAGAACACAACGAAACAAACATTCAGACCATTGCTGAAGATGCTGGCAACGGAAAGAAGAACTACTACATTCGTGGTGTGTTCATGGAATCCGAGCAGATTAACAAGAATGGTCGAATCTACCCACAATCCATCATGGAGCGTGAGGTTGGTAAGTACAACGACAACTACATCAAGAGCAGCCGTTCGCTTGGCGAACTAGGCCACCCACAGGGACCAAGCCTAAACCTCGACAGAGTTTCCCATATCATCAAGGAGATGAATATGGATGGAACTGTCGTTTATGGAAAGGCAAAGATTCTTGATACACCATTCGGAAACATTGTTAAGAACCTCATTGATGAGGGTGTGCGCCTTGGCGTTTCATCCCGTGGAATGGGTTCTTTAAAGCAAGTAAACGGCGTGAACGAGGTTCAGGACGATTTTAGTCTTGCAACAGTAGACATCGTTGCAGATCCATCAGCCCCAAATGCCTTTGTCAATGGCATCATGGAAGGCAAGGAGTGGGTCTGGAACAATGGTATTCTTCAGGAGAAGGCTATTGCCTCATACAAGAAGACCATCACAAAAGCCAGTTCACGCGAACTAGAAGAAGCAAAGTTGGAAGTCTTCAAGGACTTCTTATCAAAACTCTGATTTTTATACATAAGGGAAGATAAAGGAGATTTCTAATGCCTCAGCCAGAAGAGTTCTACGAAGAAGAAGAGATCCTTGAAGACATTGACAACGATGTTGATGAGGACGATACCATCGATGATGAAGAGCCAACCGACGATGAACTCGTTGAAGATGGCGAAGAAGAATTTGATGAAGACGACTTCATCGATGAAGACGAAGAAGACGAGGACGAGGAAGATGTCTCTGAGGAGTACGAGGTGGTTGCAACAAGCGACACCAATACTGACTTCGGCGGTGGCAAGACCAAGAGGTTCCCCGAGCCAGAAGACAAGTCTGCTCAGAACAAGGCAACCATTGCCTCCAAGGTTCCATTCAAGGGCAAGGCAAAGATTCCAGATCGTTCGGACTTCACCATGCAGGAGCATATCGGTGCAATGTTCGAAGGCGAGGATCTCTCCGAAGACTTCAAGAACAAGGCGATTGCAGTATTTGAGGCAGCAATCAACGAGCGTTACGACGCAATCGTTACTCGCCTTGAAGAGGCATATGAGCAGACTATCGCTGAGAACACCGAGAAGATTCTTGATGAACTCTCAAGCCGCGTCAATGACTATATCTCCTACATCGCTGAAGAATGGGTCGAAGAAAATCGTCTCGTTCTTGAAAGCGGTATCAAGGTAGAGATCGCAGAGAACTTCCTCAACGGCATGAAGGGTATCTTCGAAGAGAACTTCATTCAGGTTCCTGAAGAGAAGGTTGATCTCATGGATGAACTCTCCGATGAGAACGAAGAACTCCGCGACGAAGTAAACAATCAAGTCAACGAGAACATGGAACTCCGTAAGGAAATCCTTGCTCTCCGCTGCGACGATATCTTTGAATCATATTGCGACGGTCTTGCAGACACCCAAGTTGAGAAACTCCGCACTCTCGCAGAGGGTATTGAGTTCGACTCAGAGGATATGTTTGAAGACAAGTTGGCAGTCCTCAAGGAATCATACTTCGGCAATGCTCGTCGCGTAAAGGCACCAGCACCTGTCACCGAGAATCTTATTGAGGAAGTAGTCCTCGACTCAGGCGACGAGGAGCAGGAACTCGCAGAAGAAACAGCACCAATCAATCCAATCATGCAGCACTACACATCTGCATTGTCACGCAAAGGTCTAAAGAACAGGTAATCCCTGTCAAATCAAGGAGAATAGAAATGGGTACTTTCACACTAGTCGAACAACTTGAGCGCAAGTGGGAGCCAGTTATGGAACATAACAGCCTCTCGCCAATCAAGGACAACTACCGCCGTGCAGTCACGGCAATCCTCTTGGAGAACCAAGAGCAAGCACTTCGCGAAGCAGCAGCACCAGCAAGTGCAATCGGAGCAGCGGGTCTTGATTATGCAACTGGATCTGGTCTTGCAGGATATGATCCAATCCTCATCTCGCTCGTTCGCCGCGCAATGCCAAACCTCATGGCATACGATGTTGCATCAGTTCAGCCAATGACCTCGCCAACTGGACTCATCTTCGCAATGAAGTCCACTTATGTCAACCGCAGTGGATCAGAAGCCCTCTTCAATGAAGCATTCACTAAGTTCTCGGGTGTTTCGGGATCTGCTTCGTCTGCTGGTGGCGGCACTGCCGAATCAACATTTGTTGGTGATCCACTTTATGGTATTCTCGGAACCACTGGTTCTGCCATTTCGGGTGCCTCTGGTTGGGAACCATCTAGCGGAATGTCCCGCGAACTCGGTGAAGGTCTTGGTGAAGGTGGAGCAAATGGCGACTTCAACACCATGGCATTCACGATTGATCGTGCATCAGTCACTGCAAAGACTCGCGCACTCAAGGCAGAGTATACAATCGAACTCGCTCAAGACCTCAAGGCTATCCATGGCCTCGACGCTGAGACAGAACTCGCCAACATTCTCAGCACCGAAATCCTTGCTGAAATCAACCGCGAAGTCGTTCGTTCGATCTACACCACAGCCAAACTCGGCGCACAGCACAGCGATCTTTTCTACAAGACCTCTGGAAGCACTTACTCGTTCGTTCCAGGCGCATCAAATCCATCTCAAAGCACTGGTCTTGCTGCTCCAGGTGGTGTCTATGACCTAATCCGCGACTCAGACGGTCGTTGGTCTGCTGAGAAGTTCCGCGGCCTCATGTTCCAAATTGAGCGCGAAGCCAATGTGATCGCTAAGGATACCCGCCGTGGTAAGGGCAACTTCATCATCTGCTCTGCGGATGTTGCATCAGCCCTCGCAATGGGTGGATTCCTTAACATCAGCCCAGCACTCAATGTTAACCTTGATGTTGATGACACGGGCAACACCTTCGTCGGTGTTCTCAATGGTAAGATCAAGGTCTATGTTGATCCTTACTCCTCAGTTGGTATCAGCGCAAACGCTCGCGACTTCGTCTGCGTCGGATACAAGGGAACCTCGCCATATGATGCAGGACTCTTCTACTGCCCATACATCCCACTACAGATGGTTCGTGCAATCAACGATGCGACCTTCCAGCCAAAGATTGGTTTCAAGACCCGTTACGGCATGGCAGTCAATCCATTCGTCAACACAACCAATGTTGCAGTTTCTAGCAACTATCGCGCAAATCAGTACTACCGCATCTTCCGCGTGGACAACCTCCATGGCGTTCAGGGTGTAGTTTCACAGTCCTGATAGTTGACTGAAAATAATCAGTAGAGGTCGGGGGGAGAAATCCCCCCGATTTCTTTTTTAAGGATACATATAGGCATGAGCGACGAATACGATTCATCATTGATAAATGCCGCTGCCATAAACGAAGAAGGCACTAGTTACAATGCACTTCTTCGTCAGCCGACAAATGTAAATGCATATCAGAATACAAACTTTAAGTTGTCTTTCACAAGACTCCCAAATGTCACCTTCTGGTGTACATCGGTAAATATACCATCAATTTCGGTTGGTGAGATAAGCATACCGAATAGACTGCTAACACATCATGTGCCTGGGTCATCTGTTCAGTTTGATCAGTTGCGAGTCACATTTGAAGTTGATGAAGATTTTGCGAACTGGTATGAGGTATATCGATGGATGAAAGGCATTGTCCCTTTCGAAGATTTTGAATCTATTCTTGCAAATGAGAACAACTATTATTCAGATGCCACAGTACACATGCTGAATAGTGCAAAGAATCCTAATAAGAGATTTGTTTTCAAGCAAGTATTTCCTGTCAGTATAGATGGATTTGATCTAAATGTTGCCCTAAACGAACCAGAGCCAGTACAAGTCAGCGCAACATTCACATTCCATTCATTTGAACTTGAAGATGTGACTTGACTTGATTTGATTTTGTGATATTCTTTAACCATGGATATAGAAACAATCAAGAAGATGGTCGCAGAGGACATGGAGATTGATGACCTCAATCTCGACCTTGAATCTCTCAAGACACCACAACTACACAGCAAGTATCTGAACATACTGCACGATGAGTCTCTTGTTCTACACAAGGCCACGATTGAGCAGAAGGAACTTCGTAGACTCAAGTGGGAATATTACCTTGGCAAGTTGGATCAAGAGACGCTTGATGAAAAGGGATGGCAACCTTTTGGCCTGAAGATCCTCAGAACAGACATCGATGTTTACCTTGAATCTGACAAGGATCTACTAAGGTTGGAAGCCCGTGTATACTACCTCAAGGAAAAGGTGAAGTACATCGAATCCGTATTACAATCCATTGGTCGCCGTGGTTGGGACATCAAGTCTGCAATAGAATGGAAGAAGTTCATGAGTGGATCATGAAGATAGTAACCGAAGGCATTCACAGAGTCTATCTCAGACAAGCCTACATTCATGCTCAGGCTCGTAGCGAAGACACAAACACACAGGTTGGTGCCTTGATTGTATTTCCTTCATCGGGAATCATAGCAGCAGATGTAAACCGCTACCCATCCATACGACAACCAAACGAACAACCGAAATACGATTACATCGAACACGCTGAGAGATCTGTGATATACAGGTGTGTTTCCAAGGGTCTTACAACCCTCAATACGCACATGTATTGCCCATTCATCAGTTGTCCCGATTGTGCGAGGGCAATCGTTCTATCTGGCATAAAGAGGGTGGTTGGACACAAGACTCTATGGGACATCATCCCCGACAGGTGGAAAACAAAGTGCGATATCGGAGTGTCAATCCTTGAGTCTGCGGGGGTAGAAGTCCTGCTCTATGAGGGAAAAGTCCTAAACGAAGGAGAGTTTAAGATTCATTTTGATGGGAGAGATATAGAACCATAAATATCTGCATGGATACATTGGTTCTGGAAGATGTTGATTCAGTATTCATCCGTGTGCGTTGTGAACGCGGCACCGCAAAGGAGTTGAGCGATTGCTTCTCCTTCAAGGTTCCAAACCACAAGTACATGTCGCGTTTCCGCAAGTCGCGGTGGAGTGGCGACATCAAACTCTACAACATAGGCAAGGCAACGATCTACAG